CTAAACTCACCTAAAGAAATAAGATACTGTATTTCTTTTTTAGTTTTTTCAGATGAATTTTTAGGAAATGGATATTGTTGCCAATCTTCTAGATTGATATGTTCGAATTCTGAATAGTCTTTTTTAAGTTGTTTTAATCTGTCAGGTGATAACTTTACATTATGACCTAACTTATTTAATTTACTTTCTTTTGATTCTTCTTTGATTGTTTGTAGAAATGATCTCATAAACAGTATTTATGTTAATACTATTTTTGAATTCTGTGCTTACTGAGGAAGTTTTCTATCTTTGCGATGTCTTTGACTAATTCGTCTTGTCTATCTTGATTAAGATTTGACTTTTTTAACTGAATAAGTTCTTTCTTCTTTTCAGTCTTTTCAACTAATAAATCAACAAGAGGTTTACTTTTAATAATCCCCTTGTTTTTAGTTGTTTTAATTTGAGTTGATGATGTCATTTAATTGTTTAATTGTACTGTCAGCTGTAGTATGTAGTATTCCTATACCACCTGCATCGACCCAACACTCAATATTTTTATCTCTATCGTCAATCAAAACAGCTTTCTTATGAGCGAACGCTGCTTTTTGACTACCTTTAAATGTCGGAATAACTGTCCAACTTGGGTGTACATGCTCTCTGATCCAATGAACTTTATCAGCTACAACTATCTGTCTGTTAACAGTACCAGCAGCTGTCAAAATTTCTGTATGAATACCTGAACTTAAACACCAATCAACTAGTTTCCAAGCATCTGGTAATGGTTCCATATGTCTAAACATATGCTTTGATGTCAATTCTCTTTTATGTTTATCATAAACATCATGACCTGCATCATCATTCCAGACCTTTTCACCTAACATTTCTGTAATTTTAGAATGAAAATCAGTTAGAACACCGTCCATGTCTAAAAATATTTGTCTTATTTTTGGTTCTTTTTTCATACTGTTATTATACAAAAAAGGTACCTGCGGTATCAAGTCTGGCATTTTTAAATGTCTAAATTCCCACATAATTTTTCCTAGTTAAAAAACGCACCTAAATCATTATCTTTTTCTAGTCTTATTTGGTCTGAATTATACTCTAATTCACCAGGTTTTTTAAAGACTAAAACAAATTCATGTACTTTACTTGTATATCTCTTAGCTGCTACTTTACCCATTTGTAATGGTGCGAATGGTGAAACATTCTCCATGATAATTACATCATGGACAAGTAAACCCGATTTTCTGAAACTATCCATTGTATCAGAATGAAAAGTTTTATATTCTTTTCCGTCTCTCCAATCTCCACAAACCCATACACAAAATCCACCAGGTTTTAATACTCTGAATATATTTTTTCCACAGACATCAATTCTTTCCATAAATTTATCATAATCTTTTATATCTGATAACTGACCTGGTGCACTTTCATATTTTTCTATATTATGATAAGGTGGACAAGTCATTACTAGATTAACACATTCATCATCTGTATGAGACATTTCACAACCATCACCTTCTATTACTTCTGCATTTAAAATAGTATGTTCTGTTAATTTATCATTAACTTTTTTTACTGTCTTAGGTGCTGTATCATAACCTACATATTCTCTACCTAATTTTCCAGATACAAAAGCTCTAGTCAATCTTCCAGCAAAGGGGTCAACAATAGTATCACCGACCATACTCCAATAATGAACTATGTTCTCACATAACCCAGCGTGAAACTCACTAAACTTTAACCCAGGTAAATATTCAGAAGTATCACTTCTTCTTTGTTCTGTATTTTCTAAGTAAGCATCTTCCCATTTACTTTTAGATTCTTTTGTAGGTCTTATTACAGATAAAGGTGTCCATTTAAACTGGTCTATTACTCGTTCATCATCTTTAAATGGTAATACTTTACTGTATTGTTTAGTCATATTTAAATTGTTCTTGTTTTTCTGCAGATACTCTTTTACCGGTTGATGTGTTATCCATAACAGGTCCTATATCAACTAATTCATCTTGTGCAGATTGTTCTGTATCATATAATCTCATTTTAGACCTATCTACACCCAATACAAATCTCTTATGATATGTTGGGTCATTATATCGATTCTTTAACTGTTTAACCATTACTTGGTCAAGTTCTTGCATATCTTCTGTAGATATCAAAGCAAACATAAAGTCTGCTGTTGCTGGTAAACCAAATGATTCAGATGTATCTTCAAGTCCAACATCTGTAGATACAAAACCTGTTCTGTTTGTTTGTGTTGCAGACATAATTGGTACATCAAACTCAACTGCAAGACCTCTAAGTTCTTCTGCAATAGACTTGATATAAGAATAAGTATTTACATTACTACCTGGTCTAACTCTAAATGAACTACAGATATTTAAATAATCTATAAAAATAATTTCTGGTTTGAAATCTCTTTTTAAATCTAATTCTTGTAATAGATGTCTAAAATGACCACTATGAGCTGTTGCTGTTGGATATTCTTTAATAATTAATTTACCTTTAGTCTTTTCTCTGACTCTAGTAATCTTTTTCTCATACATCATCTTTGGTAAGTCTTGTATTTCATTCAAAGAAATATCAAGTAGATTTGCATCAATTCTTTCTGCAATCTTTTCCTCTGCCATTTCCATAGTAATGTATAATACATTCTTACCTTGAATTAAAGATGATGATGCACAATGACACATGAATAAAGATTTACCAACACCTGTACCTGCCATACAAATATTTAATGTTTTATTTGGTAGACCACCTTTAGTAATCTTATTCATAAGTTCTAAATCAAATGGAACTCTTTCTTCTTCTCTGTGCATGAATTCATATCTTGAATCCCAATCTTCTATAAAGTCATGACCAATATTTGAATCAAAAGATACAGACAAAGCTTCTCTTAGAATATCAGGTATCTCACCTTGATGTCCTTGTTTGTCTTGAATGATAGCAATAGAATTCATCACACCATTATAGACTGCTCTATCTTTACACCATTTCTCTGTAGAATCAATCAACCATTCATCAGGTGTATCTGTAAAATCTTCTTTGATATCTCTTATCAATACCATTGTATCAGACAACAGTTGTTGATCGACATCATCTTTTTCATCAATGTCAATGATAAGTGCTTCTGGTGTTGGTGAAGTTTGATACTTTAGAAAGTACTCACGAATTTGTTTAAATAAAAATTCTTCGTCCCTTTCAGAAAAAAATTCTGATTTTATGTAAGGTAAAGTCTTTCTAGTAAATTCTTCATTCTGTATCAGATTCTTGAGAATCGTCTGTTCTAATCGCGTTGCCATATAAAAATTCTTCTTTCGCTACTTCGTTAATTTTGTTAAGTACTTCTTCTGTAAAATACTTATCAGGATTGTTGTTAATTGTTTTACCAAATTGTGTTGTACCATCAGGTAATTCAATTCTTGTTGATGATTGTTTGAAGATACCATACTTAACTGCTAAATCTAATAGACCATAATATCTATCTAAACCTGAATCATATTTAAGTATAACATCTACCATTTTATTCTCTATAGTAAGTCTTGATTTCTCATTCTTACAATGAATAATATTTCCAATAACATCTTTCCCATCTTTCTCTTTTTTCTTTGATAAAAAGATAATTGATGATGCAGCGTATTTGAGACCACTACCACCACCCATAACTTTTTTAGCGAATAATCCCATTTCATCATAAGTATGATTCGTTACAATTAATGGAACTCCTGCTTTACCTAGTTTAAGAGTAAGAACTCTGAAAGCTGCTTTAACTAATTGAGCTCTAGTCATATCTCTAGTTTCTGCTCCAGAAGCTGTATCTTCAATCTCTTTTGTTGTTGATAACATACCAAGTGAATCTAAAACAAATAACATTTTCATATCTGTCTTATCTTGAATATATTGGTCAAGTATTTTAATAGATTGTGTTCTAAATTCTTGAACTGTTGTAACAGGAACAATCACGATTCTAGAAGAATCAATTCCTCTTTCTTCGATCATGTTTTTTGTGATTGCACTTTCTGATTCAAAATAGATAACCGCTGAATCTGGATTATCATTTAAGAATTGTTTACACATTCCAAGTGCGAAGAATGTTTTACCTGTTGCTGATTCACCTGCTAATGCTGTAATCTTATTATTAGGTAACCCATCATATATTGAACCAGATAAGAGTGCGTTAAATATATAAGAACCTGTATCAATGTAACCACTGACATCTGCTGCTTGTACACCTTCTTCTACAATAGAAGCGAACTCATTACCGGTTGTCTTTACTAAGTTTTTCAAATAACTCATATTATCTCCATCATTTAATTTTTCTTCTCAATGCTTTTAGACTATTATCATAATCTATATGTTGTCTTATTTCTTTCTTCCAAGATTGTAACTCAATAAAGATTAAGACTAACATAATCCAAGTTACAAAATGAAAAGATAAAAACAGCCAACTTAATTCAGTCATAATACTATTATACTACCAATCCTGTATCTGTCAAGTTTTTCATATCCCTACCCAAAAAATGAATCAAGTGTACTTACTGGTTCAGTAGTCCACCCAATCTTATCTAATATTACACCTAGAGGTTCGACAAATGATTTCTGAAATTGTGTATCATAGTCAATGTATGGTTCTAGTTCGAACTCTTTAGGCAATGCTGAGACAAATGAAATAACATTCTCATTCATAATATTAGGCAATTTCATATAACAAAATTTAACTTTCTCACCATTCTGTATCACAGGATATTTCTTGTCTATATTGTATTTATATAAAAAATTATTATAGAGCAGTGAACCTCTAACATGAATCGGAGTTCCTTTGTTATATATCGAAGCAGCGTTGTAATATTTTTTGACATTTTGAACACCACGAGGAAATGATATTTCTTCTATTGGTAATCTATTAAATTCATTTCTAGAATTAGTAATAAAGTCCCAAACATCATTCTCTGTACCATTCATCAATGTACGAATACCTTCTTCTAGTTTTTTTCTACACCACATTGGTGTTGAAGACTTCGCTGTTTCAATACCCATCATTTTTAGTTTTGGTGTATTGTATCGAACACCTTCTGAATCATGAACATTAAGAATATATCTTTTCTTTGCTGTCCATATACCTTTATCAGCAATGACTTCTCTACCCATTTCCATTTTGTTTTGATAAGCATTCATATATGAAGATAGTTCTTCATAAGTTTCTTTCATGTAAGGTTCTAGTTTTTCTTTCGCTATAGTGTCTAGAAAGTCAATCGGATTTTTTGGTTTTACTCTTTCAACTAAATCTTCAAATGTAACATAGATTGAATCAGTATCAATTGCTACAACATAATCTGTATCAGTTTCAAGTAATTTATTTAAATAATCATTGACAGCTTTCTCGACCCATTTAATACTCAACTGACCTGCTGTTGTAATACCTTCTGCAATCTCTCTGTTGAAGTATCTGAAATATTGATTACCCAAAGCACCATAAGCACTATTAAGTGAAATCTTTCTTACCATTTGATTATTGTGATACTTTACAATATCATACTCTAATTCTTTTCTTTTAGATACATTGTCTTTTGGTGTTTTCTCTAATTCTTGTTGTGATTGAATCATTTTTCTTTTGAACAATACTCTTTGGTCATATAGTTCTTCAAGTAGTTCTGGTAGAAATCCTTGTTTGTCTGTTCTGAATAAAGCACCATTTGGTGTAACTGTTGTATTAGTCAACATACTAGTATCAACTTCACCATTCAATAGTTTTTTAACATTAATCTCTTGAGCAAATATCTTTCTTTGATATGTATCAGGACTCATATTGTATTGCATAATCAAGTGAGGATATAGACTATTCAAGTCAAAAGACATAACCCATTTATGTTGACCAACATGAGGTTCTTTTACATAAGCACCTACAATTCTAGAATCTTGTGCCATCTTCTTCGGTGGTGGAACTACATTTCTTTTCTTCAAGAAATTGTAAATCAACAAGTCCCAATATCTAACAGAACCAAATACATCTTCATAGTTACACTTTGCTTGATAAGCCATTGTAATAACCAACTCCATGAGTTGTAGTTTATCATCAAGTTCTTCAACAAGTTCTGTATCACGAATATTATAGTCTAGAAATTTCTGATAATCATTTCTGTAGAATAGATGCATCGCTCCGAACTCTGAATAGTCTAGTTTCTTTTTACCTAGTTCAACTTCTGCTATGTGGTCTAAACGATATGTCTCTCTTGTAATATATGTAAACTTCTTATACATTTCTAGATAATCTAGAATAGCAACACCCGCAATATTATAAGATACCATTTTCTTTTGACCCATGTATAACCATTCTCTAGAAGTAACTAACTCATGTGGAGATAGTTTTCGAACAGTATCCCAATCAAACAATTTCCAAATACGATTGACAAGATAAGATATATCAAATGTTTCTACATTCCAACCAGTAACTACATCAGGTTCTAAGTTGTCCCATATCTCCATGAACTTCAAAAGTAATTCTTTTTCATGTCTTGTTTTGTGATAGATAATATTTGGATTATCAGTTTTATAATCGAAATTATCAGTACCAATTACATGAGTTTCATCATGTCCAAATAGTTTTAATGTGATAGCATTAACTTTTTCTTCTGCCTCAGTTGGTTCTGGAAAACCATTTTCACACTCACACTCAATATCAATATTAAGTATGTTGATATTCTTTATATCAAAATCAATCTCACTCGGAAAAGATTCTGATAGATAAGTATATTCCCAAGAGTCTAGACCATGAATATCAATACCTGTATTATCATATTGTTTTTTCCAATGTCTTGCATCGCTTGGTGATCTGAATTTCTTCGATTGAAGATAATCACCTGATATTGATTTATGTGCTGTTGGTTTTGTTGTTGGTATATAAAGAGTTGGTTCGTATTTCAATCTTTTGATGTATTTCTCACCATTCTTTACACCTCGAACAAGTATAAAGTCTTTATATCTTTTTACATTAGTATAGTAGTGCATAATATATATTATACAATAGAAACGCCATAATGTCTATACCATTCTGGTTTCTGTTGTATCCTTTCTTCAATTCTTTTCCAAACTATTGCTTGGTCTTCTTTTGTAGGTTCCCAATCATTATAATAATTAATTGGGAATTGTGTTGTTTTAAATAATCTATTTTTATTTAATTTGTAATTTCGTTTTGTTAGTTCATGTTTTATTTGTTCATATCTTTTGTAAAGATATTTACCTTTATCATAAAAAAACATTACATGACCTGTACCCAAAGTAAATTTCTTGGGTATTCTTTTAGGGTCCCAATTCTTAGAATTAAGTGACCTCTGTAAAGCAGAACCAATCATGAATATCTCACGATACTCAGCCATTAAATGTTGATCGGTTAGTTTTTCTACAGGTATTATATTGATTCTCGTCAAATTACTCTTTCAGGTACAAAATGATTTTCTACAGCCTGTAGTTTTTCTTCTGAAGCTGTAAGTAAGTTGAGTTGTTCATCAATAGCTCCGATGATATCTGAATGTTCTCCAATACCAACAGATTGTTTCATGTAGACTGCAATATTTGCTTTTGCAGCTGCTATTTCACCTTGATATCTCAATATAAGAGCTTCTCTTAATTGTTTATCTATATTCATAATATATCCTTTTTGTTAGATAGACCTGAGTCTATCCATTAATCTATGAGCTCTATTGTAGACTTGTTTAGCCCAC